GATATTGCGAGGATCGCGATTCGCCAGATGGCGGCCTCGCACCAGCGCAAGGCCAAGCAGTCACGTGGTCAATCTGACCACGTCGCCACGCCCGCCGCTGCGGCTGCTGCACCGCCGTCCATCCAGGCAATGGATCTGCCGGCGCTCTATGCCCTGCGCGATGAGCTCGCAGTCAAGAGCCGGTCGTCGCTGCAGGCCGAGCGCGAGCACCTCGAATGCAATATCGAGATTATCAAACGCGAGATGAGGAGCGCTCCGCGATGACTGAGAGGAAGGTTGCGCGCCAGCAACTGATAGAATGGGTACTCAAGCTTCACCACCACGGCCAGATGCAGTCGCAGACCGACCGGGACAGCTACGTCGCGGCATGGCTCGCAATTTTGGATTTGGTGATGACCCAGGTGATCGATCTCTCGCCGCCGCCGGCGAAGCAATCACCGCTGCAGCCGCTGCCCGTCCGCGAAATTTTGGACACGCCGCAAAAGTTGGCCGCTGCCAGGAAGAAGCTCGAGCAGCTTGCCGCGCGGGAAAGGCAGCTGTCGGCTCTCGCCTGGAACAAACAGGAGGCAAGGCACGACGCGGAGCTGAGAAATATCAGAAATGAAATCGCCTGCCTGAACGTGGAGGTTGGCCTGGCCAGCAAGATGCAAGGAGCCGCACATGCCTGACGATGCAGCAACCCAGGCGCTCAATGCCGCCATTGCCAACGCCAACGCGGCAGAAAAAGCAGGCGATCATGCCGGGCGTGCTGCGGCCGCCACTGCCGCGCTCGAATTGATGAAGGCCGCCTATCATCCGACACCGTCGGCAACCCCGACCGACGCCACAGGTGCCAGTGCGAGGCTCACGGCCCTCGAAAAGGACGGCACCTGGTGCGCCAAACTGTTCGCAGGCGACGCTCAGGCACAGCAGGAATTTCACAGTTTGACGAAGATGCTCAGCGAGGCCGATCCGATCGACCGCGCGTTGAGCGGAGCGGCGCCGACGCTGTTCGAAGCCGAGAGCCCCGCCAGTGGCGCCGAGGCCGGCTTGCGCGATCAGATTTCGTTTGTTGCCGACGCGCGTGCCGACGACACGCCGGACGAGGTCTCGCGCATGCTCCTCTCTCCCCTGCGCGGCAACCCGAAGGACCGCGCCTTCGCTCAGCGGCAACTGGACCTGATCTACCGGGCCTATCTGAAAGTGCCGCGCGCCTCATGGCCGGCGGAGATAAGCCGAGCAGCGCGCGAGTACGCGGCAATCGCCTCCGCGGACATCTGGCCATGACCGCGCTCGATACATTTCTCGACGAGCTGCGCGCTGACCGCGACCTGGCCGCGCATGCTGATGAAGTAGAAGACGCGCTCGAGGCGCTCGATCTTGAGGCGGATGACAATCCGCATGCACAGCAGGCGTTTGAGGCTGCGTGCTGGATTATCAAACAGCCGCGCTCGATCGAGGAGAAGGTGTTCGCGCTAACCAAGTTGTTCTCGCTGCCGGGAGCCGTGGTTGTAAACATGCACGAGCTGACGGGCTGGTGAAGAACATGTGGCGCGGTGTTCCTATATCCGCCGCGTCCATGCGGCCCGTCCGCGGACATGGCGACGGGCTTATGGCGCCCGCATCTCGCAATAGCTGGCTTCGGCTGGCTGAAGGTATGGAACGATGGGAGCGGGATGCGGGCCGCCTATTTGTAGTAGGTGCGCCGAGCGACGACGGCAATTGTTTGGAAAATCTTACAGGCATCGCGATGCCTGTAAAGAATTTCATGGACTGTTTGTAGTAGGTGAAGCAATGCCAGCACCGGCGCGCCACAAGGACGAAATAGAGGGCGACCTGACCGCGCTCGAGGCCGCCTGCACGGCGAAAGAGCGGCGCTTCGTGTACTGGCTCATGCAGCTGCCGCCGAAGCACGGCTTCAAGGTGCAGGCTGCTCGGCTCGCCGGCTACGGCAAGGGCAGTACCCCGCACGACCTCAACGCCACCACGCAGAACCTCTTACGCAACCCGCGGGTGATCGACTTGATCGAGGAGGTGGCGCGCAAACAAATTCGATCATCCGCGCCGGAGGCGATCGCCGCGGTGCGGGAAATCATCGCCGACTCCGAACACCGCGACCGGCTGAAAGCCGCGAACGTCATCCTCGAGCGCATCGAGCCGACCATGCAGCGGCTCGACGTGCGCGTGAAGCACGAGACCGTCGATCGTGACGCCGAGGCCGTCGCCTATTTGCGCAAGCTTAAATCGCTGGGCGTGTCACGCGAAGCAATGGAGCAGGAGCTCGGCTTCTCCGACCTGCCGCGCTACGAGCGGCTGCTCGCGCTCGAGGACGCCAAGAACGCATTGCCAGTAATCGACGCCGAGTATGCGGTCATTGATAACGCCAAAGGGACAACGGGTTTTGACAAAACCCGATGCTCGGCCAATGAGCAATCTGCAGCAGACTGAAAACGGCGACGGCTACCACGGCCCGGCCGTGATCGTTCCCGACGACGTGGAGCAAGGGCCGGATCCGAACAGCGTGCGGCGCCACGCCAAGCGGATGCTGAGCAATGTCGAGTATCTGAGAAAGTATCGCCGGCTCGGCTTCTACAAGCCGCACCCGAAGCAGGTCGAGTTTCACAATCTGCGCGCGGTGGAGCGATGCCTGCGCGCAGGAAATCAATTGGGCAAATCGCACGCCGGCGGTGCGCAGCTCGCCATGGATGCTATCGGCTGGTGGCCGGACTGGTATCAGGGCCACCGCTTCGACAAGCCGCCGGCCATCGAGCGGTCCTATGAGTTCTTAGGCTGGGCAGCCTGCAGTACCAGTGCGACCACGCGCGACGGCGTACAAATAAAACTCCTTGGCGATATCCGTCAGGCTGACGGGCTCGGCACTGGCTTAATCCCGCTCGACAACATTGTCGGCCGCCCGACCATGGCGCGCGGTATTGCCGACTTCGTGGATACCATCACACTGCGGCGCGAGAGCGGTGGCCGTGCGCTGATCCGGCTCAAGACCTACGAGATGGACCGCCGCGCATTTCAGGGCGAGCCGTGCGACGAGATATGGTTGGACGAGGATGTCAGCCGCGACAACGACATGGTCTATGGGGAATGCCTGGCGCGCCTGGCGGCCACGCGCGGGCGTATCTTTCTGACACTCACCCCGCTGCTCGGCCTCTCACCTATCAGAAAGCGTTTCAAGGAGCGCGTCGGCAAGGACTGCGCCGAGGTGCTGATGGGGCTCAACGACGCGCTGCATATTCCCAAGGAGCAGCATGCCGAAATTCTCGCGCGCTACAGCGAGAGCGAGCGGCAGACCCGCGCCTATGGCGCCGATATGCAAGGGGAAGGCGCGGTGTTCACCATCCCCGTCGAGGCGATCAAGCACGACCGCGACCCGGCGACATTCCCGGATTACTTCAGGTGGATCTGGGGCTGCGACTTTTCCCACGGCGGCATGTCTGCATCGGCGCATCCGTTCGCTGCGGTGCTGCTCTGCCACGACCCGCACAATGACGTGGTTTATGTCACCCATGCGGTGCGCCTGCACCGGGCGTTGCCGGCGGTGCATGTGCAGGCCATCCGGGCGAATCCGTGCTGGGAAGCGCCAATGGCATTCCCTCACGATGGTAATCGCGGTGCCGACCTCGCCACCGGCAGCACGTTCCGCGATGTTTATCGGAAGCTCGGGCTCAACATGCTGCCGAGCCACGCGACGTTCGCCGACGGCTCGATCGCGCTCGAAGCCGGCATTGCCGAGATGGAGAGCCGGTTTGCCAGCGGCCGGCTCAAGATCGCATCACATCTGACTGAGGCGCTGGACGAGTATGTCGGCTATCACCGCGTTAATGGCCTCATCCACAAGGTTGACGACGATCTGCTCTCGGCGATCCGCGTTGCCCTGATGGACTTGCGTTATGCCAAGGCGCTGCGTGGGCCGGGCACCGAGAGTTATCACCGCCGCAACGCCCCGCAATATGCCAAAGCGGACTTCGATATTTTCACCGGCTTGCCCACGGACGGCACTGACGACCGGCGAGCCCGCGGCAGCAACTTCGATGTTTTTGGCAGTTATTGATGATGAGCGGCCAGCCGTTCGACCTTCAATGATCCGGCATTGCGGCATGCACGGTTATTGGACAACCGTTGGACATGTAGAATTCATAATCCAGTAATTTGTTGATATTACGTGCTTTTATTGATGTGACCGGTTGCCTGGTGCAACTGTGGAGGGGCGCAAACCGCCGGAACGCAAGTGATGCATCCCCGAGCACCGCATTGCAGGAGCGCCGGTGCGAACGGACACTGCCCTGGCAGCCGCCTT